TTACTCATAGAGGGAGAAAAGCTGGTCCAGGGCGGTGGAGATCTGCCGGGTCTGGCCCTGGATTTCGTGGGCATAGACGCCGTAGGTATCCATGCTGCGGCTGTGGCCCACCAGGGCTTTCAGCTGGCCCTCGGGCAGGTTCTGGGCGATGCTGACAAAGGTGTGCCGCAGCTCATACAGGCTGCAGTAGGGGATGCCGTTGTGGTCGCAGTAGGCCCGCCATCGGTGGCGGATGGTGCTTTCCGAGGCGTCTGCAAAGACCCGCCGGGAGCTGCCGGTGAGGGCCCGCTGGGCTTCCAGCTCCTGGATGGAGACAGACGAGAGGGCAATGGTCCGCAGGGCGTTCTGGTTTTTTCCCCTGGTGATCTGGCCGTGGACGTTCCGGGCGCGGCACAGCCGCAGGACGGTGCCGTGGAGGTCGCCCCACTCCAGGCCCAGCAGCTCGCCGGGGCGCATCCCGGTGAGGACCGCCAGGCGATAGTAGTGGATGAACGGATCCTGGACCGGCTTGCCCCGCAGGACCGTTTCATCGCTGCGCATCAGAATGGACAGGCCGTCGGGCTGCAGGATCCGCCGCTCTTTGTAGCGGGCGCTGCCCGGGATGGACAGATCCTCGGGGTGGTAGGCGGTGTAGCCGCTCTTGCGGGCGAATTTCAGCAGCCCGGTCAGATCGGCATAGAGGTTTTGCAGGGTCTTTTTGCTCAGGCCGGCGGCGCAGGCCAGATCCAGCACGTGCTGCAGGTCCTGATCCGTCAGGGCCTCCAGCTTTTTCCGGCCCAGGTTGGGGCCAATCCAGATACGCCAGCGGCTTTCCATGGGCTTCCAGTTGCTCTCGGAGGTGGTGAGCTGCCGCTGGGCCAGGTATTCCGGCCAGACATCCGCCACCGTTTTGCGCCGGGTCTTGACCCCCTTGTCTAGCCAGTCGTCCGCCTTGGCGTTGGCCTCCCGCTGGCCGGTGCGGCCGGGCCTGAAGCTATAGAAGCTGCGCCGCTTGCCGTCCTTCTGGACATTGATCTGCCAGCGGCCATATTTGTCCGACCAGACCGCCGTGTTGGTGCGTCTGCCCATATACAAAAACCTCCTTTGGGTATGGTTTGACAGGCCCTGCCCAAAAGAGGTATAATCGCAGTGTGACAGCTGTGCGATGATCCTCTTTTGAGGGGAGCCGGTTGCTTTCCCGTCCGCCTGTTCCAGCAGGTGGGCGGGATTTTTTTGTAAAATCTTTTGCCACAGGCCGCTCGGTGTCGTAAAAACGACCGGCAGCAAAAGGTCGGATCTGCAAATCATCGGCGGTGCCGAATATTAAGGAGCGCAAACCACCATCCCATTTTCGTCCACAAAGAGATCAGAAGAAAGGTACTGGAGTGGAGATGAGACAGGTCTGATCCGACAAGCATTCTGACTGTCATCTTGGAATTCATCAAGCGAGATATACAGTTTTTCGCAAGCGATTTTCCAGCTATATTGTTTATTGAGTTTACGAAGTTGCTTTTTCTTAATGTATTCTTCCGGATGATTTACTACTTCATATCCGGCCTGATGGAGAAGCTGTTTTACAATATAGGACCGGTCAGCAGGCAGATTCAGCCCAGCAAAAGTTTCGGGAGAAATGACATGAGCAGAACAAATCTTTTCCATCTGTTTTTCAATTTGTGGGATATCGTTCACAGGATAGACTTTGGCTCCCTGCTCCATCTCTTCAAAAATCCAGCGGCAGAACCCTTCATCGTGTTTAAAACGGACTTTCTCAAACAGAGGATCCTGCAGCATATCGTAGTCCTGTTTTTTTGTCAAAAGCATGTGGCCATACTGGGCGCTGCAGCGCATAAACGGCTGATAACCAATGGGCATGATGATTTCTTCTGCGGAATCAGGTTCAGATAAAGCCCATTTCATGGATGTAATTTCGGTGGGAGAACGATAGAGAATACCATATTGAGGATCTTTTGAGCCGGAGCCGGCAGCAAAATCCTTCTGGGTCAATGGGCGCCACCGGTGATGTTCATATTTGCAGCAAGCAAAGAAAAGCGCCGTCTTCAGATCACTCGTGAGGTCCATCATGGGCGTTGGTACTCCGTAGTGCTGAGCCAAGGCAAGATAATTTACATTACAGACGGGCCAGTGCTTTACTGCATCAAATTGATTTAGAAAATAACAAGCTTCCGAGATTGTAACCCAACGGGCCATCAGTTTGATTCGATCTATGCCGTTATTAAATCGGTAAATGCTCGGCCTGGAAGATCCATAATAAGCGCTTTCCCCACGGTAAAAATAACGGCTTTTAGGCTGTGTCATAGCGGTCCCGATGAGAGGAAATGTTAACAGTTCTCCGGGAATTAAAATGGAGGAAAAAAGGCTTATGACAGAAGCCAGTCGTCCGGGGTCAGAGCGGATAGCTGCCTCGATGGATTGCTGTTCTTCTGCTGTCATGCCGTCCCGCAGGATCAGCCAGTGATAAAGGCTGTCGCTGTTCTGGGATGGAAGAATCCCCAGGAGAGAAGCTGCATGAAGCAGCTCTTGGGGATCTTTATGGGGCATGGACTTCCGGATCTTTTCGCTCAGAGCCAGAAATTCATCTCTGCGGGTATGAAATTGTTCATCTTCAGCAATCATTTGCCGGAGATCGTCGGTCGTAATAAGGGGAATCTCCTCACAGCTTTTGGGCAGGTGGCACTGTCCCTGGTATTCACTGCTGTGATAATATTGCTGGATGCATTGGTTCCAGTCTGCCCGAGCCCCATAAAATGTCTGCAGGATCATTTGAATAGACTGAACATAGTCTCTATAGCGAAACGAGAGATGCGTTTTATCAGCAATGTCAGGAGACAGCAGCTTATGGTGGGCTTGTTCTTGAAATGTTTCCTTTAGAATAAAGAGTCCCCCTTTCATCTGGGATCACGGTAAAATGGTAATGGGTCCATGGTCAGTAAATCAGTGGCACCGCTTGCAGGCATCGAAGCCACGGGCCTCAGCATAGCCCAGATCCACCTTCTGGGGGTCGATCATGCCGCTGCAGCCGGAATAAGAGTGGTACTTGGTGCCGCCATGGGTGGGAATCCAGACCATGATGCCGGTGGGGGTGTAGTTTACATAGGGCAGGCCCCGGCTGGTGAACTCGGCCTCTTTGGCAGCCTGCTGGGCTGCAGCGGCCTCGGCGGCAGCCTGGGCGGCCTTGGCCGCGTCGATCTGCTGCTGATACTGGGGCAGCTCGGATGCCAGGGGGTGGACGGCGTCACCGCCGGCCTGGGCGCTGTACACCAGAGCCTGGCCCTGGGCCAGATCCACCACCGGCAGGCCGTTGGCAGCCAGCAATCCTACATAGACGCCGCAGGCAGTGAACTCAGTGATGGAGCCATCGTCCGGGACGATCTTCTTCAAGGCGTCCACGCTGGAACTGCCCAGCCGGATGTACCAGGTGCCCTTGTCGGTGTTGAAGCCCACATAGTTGTACTGGCCGTCGTTGTAGGCGGCGTTGTAGTCGGGCATGCCGGTGAGGATGATGGCAGCGCCGATGGGCAGCTGGGCAATATCCTGGTACGGCTGGTCCACATAGGTGATCTGGTTGCCGGCAGCATCCGGGAAGGTCAGGGTGTCATATTTGGCAGCGGACGCCGGCAGACACAGCGCCGACACCGCCAGGATGGTGGCCAGGGCCGCCGAGAGAATACGGGATGAAAGGTGCATGAGTGGGACTCCTTTTACTGTGTGATATCCTGGTATTGCCGGTACCAGTCCTGGTATTTTGCATCGTTGGCTGTAAAATGCTTTTCAAAGGCTGCAAAGGTTTTCGGAACGCCTTTGATACCAGCCTGCAGCATCTTTTGATGGAGGAGATTGGTTTGAAGCCACTTCCTGTGGGCGTCTATGATGCTCTGCGGTGTATGGGGAGCAAATCCCAAATTGTATTGGCCTTTTGGGAAAAATTGCAGCATCCCAGGTGCCCGGATTCCATGGGAGGATGGACCGGATTGATAGATGGCATATGCGATGTTTGCTTTTTTGGTGGCAGAATAAATAAACAGCTTGTTCTCTTCCGGCCAGTCGTTCTTTTGGAAGAACGCGTCCAGGAGAGGGCAGCAGATGGGCTCGGAGCCGTCAGGGAAAAGATACGTTTCGGCTCACATGTCCCGGAAATCAAAGAGCATATCCACATACAAAGCAGCCCGCAGGGATGCAATGAATTCCGGCGAATTGTGAAGATCTGAAAAGTCCTCCTGGTTCATGGCGTCCAGAAAACGGGCGTCCTGGTTCCAGACCGCTGCGAAGTCTTTCCAGTCCAGTCCGATGGAACCCGGAGGTTCTTGTGCATAGGCCTGCTGCCGGATTCGGGAGGCAGTTTGGAAGTCTCCTTTAACCGCATAGGGGATGCATTGTTCTGCGAGGGATCTTTTTTCTTTTGCATTCATGGCTTTGGCTTTTGATTTCAGTTTGCAAAATGGGTGTGGGCGGTTTTCCATTTCCGCAAGGCGATCCCCACCCAGAAGCTGTAGATCCCCAGAGTGATGATGCACAGCAGCAGCCAGAGGATCCAGTGGCCGAACAGCTGCAGGGCGGTGCCGTCAAAGGCGAGGCGGTGGCCGTTGACCACCGTGTGGCGGGTCTCCCAGCCGTAGATCATGCAGACGGCCCAGGGATAGCAGATCCCCAGGGTGCAGACGGTCACCACAAAGCCCAGAATCCGCCAGCAGATCAGCTGCAGCAGGCCGCCGTCAAAGTAAGAATTGTTTTCCATCCGTGATTCCTCCAAAACTCACAGCGCCAGCAGCTGCTTTTTCTTGGCGTCAAATTCCTCCTGGGTGATGGCGCCCATGTCCAGCAGCTGTTTCAGCTTGAGGATCTCATCCAGGGAAGAGGGGGCCGGCGCTGCCGGCTGGGCTGCCGGGGCGGCGGTGTTCTGGCTGTCGGCGATCATGGTCAGGACCGTGATGATTTTAGCGGCGCTGTCCTTTGCGTTCCGGTAGATGAAGCCGGACTTTTTGGTTTCGGCCGTCACCAGCGGGATCTCAAAGCCGGGGGTGAAGCTGTTCCGCAGGTGGATGGAGATAGTCATTTTCTGGCAGACATCCTGCTGCTTTTTGCCCAGGCCGCCGCCCACAATGGCACCAACCCCGCCGAACAGCGCCCCGCCCACCACGGCGGACCCCAGGCCGCCTTTGGTGACCGACACCCCGTCCTCCAGCAGCTCGAAGTCGATCAGATCTGCAAAGCGGAACAGATCCGGGTTTTTGGGGCAGGTTACCGGGCAGCACCAGGTCTGGCTTTCGGTGTCCGCAAAGATCCACCCGCTGACGGTGTTGGTCCAGCGCATCGCCTGGTAGCGCCGGGCGTTTTCCTCCCGGGCGTGGATGTGGTCGGTGATCTCCTGAAAGCTCTTGCCGGCCCGGCTGTACAGCGGGCTGCATTTGCCCAGGCATTTGTGGCAGATTACCCCGTCGGGCAGCTTCAGGGCCGTGATGCCTGCTTTTTCACCGCAAAGAGAGCAGACGGTATTTCCTCCGAATAGTCCCATAGTTCAACCTCCTATGATTGGATCAACTTCGATGGATTATCTTCACCCTTCCGCATCGGGTGAAGTATTCAGCTTTTCAATATCCCCCATAAAATGGTAAACGCCAGCGGGCAGAGCTTCATCTATTTCAATGGCTCGATCGATGGATTTGCCTAGGTCCGGGACAGAGGGATCCATAGCATACCCTTGGGTCAGATCAATAATCGGTTCACCAAAGTGCTTTTGAATGTGGACGCCTTCGGCGATCTTACCGGAGGTGTAGCGGATGAACAGAACCAGGCCATTTTTATGGGAAAAGAAATAGGAACGGTTCTTGTCCATTTCGGGGTGCTTCTGAATGAAGTTCTGGACAAAGAGATTGTTTTGGAAGGGATAGTGCTGGGGAAAACGTTCCCAGGTAATAAGATCTTTCTGCGTCATATCGGCCAGTTCCAAAACGAAACTTTCTACCTGCTCTGCAAACATATCAGTCGGCCTCCTTTTTCAAGAGAGCAATAAGTTTACCCAAAATGTTGGAGTAGTCCAGGAAACTATGCACAGGATTTTCCGCTCTCGCTTGTGCGTTGTAATCCTCATGCAGCATATCAAGAAGCTCGAATACCGGTTCCTGTGTGGATTGTACAGAGAATTTTAGCTCGGACAAAAGACCGGAAGCGGCGAACAGCTCCTGCTGAAGCTGTTTGGAATCGTCAGGATGTTTGGCGATTGTTTGGGAGAGCTTCTGTACCTTGGGCAGAAGGTCTCGAGCAAATTGCTTTCTGCTGAATGCATCGGCCTGCTCTTTCAGGGCATCCTGAATGCTGCCAGTTCTCTGCATGGAAACATAGCTGAAATAAAGAGAAAATACACCAATAACAAGAGAAACTCCACCGATGATAAACGATGAAATGGTGACAATGTCCTGCCAGCTCATTGAAAGTCCTTTCCCAAGAGATTTTTACAACAGCCCCCGGCAGAACCCGACGGCCAGGCCCTCGATTTTGATGTCCGCCAGCTGTGTGCCGGAAAAGATCATGGGCGGGCAGACCGCCGAGTTCTCGGCGATCAGCTGGACCATGTCCCCGGATTTGTAGAAGTGTTTGAGGGTGGCCTCCTCGCCGATCCGCACCGCCGCAATCTGGCCGGTCTCCACCTCACACTGTTTGCGGATGCAGACGATGTCCCCGTCACAGATCCGGGGGGCCATGCTGTCCCCGTGGCATTCCAGGGCAAAGTCTGCCCGCCAGGCCGCCGGAACCCCGATATATTGTTTGATGTTCTCCTCGGCGGTGATAGGGGTGCCGCAGGCAATGTTGCCGATCAGGGGCACCTGGGTCATCTCCGGCAGGGGACGGAAGCCCGGCGGGACCTGAACCCCGGACGGGGTGATGGGATGCTTCCGCTCCACGTCGGAACGCCCCATCAGGTAATCCATATCTACGTTGAAGATATCCGCGATGGCTTCACTCGTTTCAAAATCAGGCTCCCTGCTCCCGGTCTCATACATTCCTATGGTGCTGCGGGAGACTTTCAGCATAGCTGCCAGCTGCTCCTGGGTGATGCCGCGTTCAATCCGCAGGCGTTTCATAACAGATGCAAAATTAGACATGGCCCAAACCTCCGTTTGTTCTATTCATAGGATATCACGTTTCGTGATAAAGTCAACATAGAATTGTCACGAAATGTGTTGACACAAATAGGCAGCAGTGCTATACTTTAGGAAAGTCACGAAATGTGACAAAAGAAAGAAGGTGATTTCTTGGATTCAGAGAAGATTGCCCGCATCCTGGTGGACCTGCGGGGCGATAAAAGCCGGGCAGAAGTGGCAGCAGCCCTTAATCTCAGTGTATCAGCCGTGGCTATGTATGAAAATGGGGACAGAATTCCCCGTGATGAAACCAAACTGAAGATCGCGGAGTATTACGGGAAGAGTGTGGAGGAAATTTTTTATACCTAAAAATGTCACGAAAAGTGACAACAAAGCGAGCGCAAAAGGCGAAAGAAAGTGAGCACAGGAGAAAGGAGGAACCGTGAGAATTCTTTTTGAAGTTGCATTGGCGGCAACGGCGATTTTCTGTGGCGTGATGTGGCGGGCAACAGCTTTCGCGCTGAGAGGGCTGCTGCTTCACTACAAAGAAAAAGGATACACGACACCGACCAAACAGGAGATCGATGCGTGTATCGAAAAAGCTGCAAGGATGAAAAACTCAGGACATCTTTAAGAAGGAGTTAAACCCGGCAAGTAGAACACTTTTTGAAACTTCAAGAATGATGTCCATACTTACAGCTCCGATTTTGGAGCAGGCCTGTTTGATCTTCTTCCAGTTCCCTTCATCCCGGATTTCGGCCAAAAATTCATGACCCTTGGGGGTTAGGTCGGCAATCCAGTTTTGATAGGCCGGAAAATGGCCGGGAGCGACAACAAGTTCAGATTCCACGCAATATTTGAGGTTGTAGATGATGTCGTCGCGGTCATACCGGCTTTCAAGTTCCACCTGATAGGATTTGGGCGGAATGGTATCTTCTCCCAAAGCTGCCTGAATGCCTGCATCCGCATAACTGATGAAGAAACACATCTGATGCAGTCCGGTGTTTTCCTCAATACACAACAGGATATCCCGGATGCAATCCATATTGATTCTCATACGCTATACCTCCTTTCCTGAAAGTCTCAGCTGCTGCAACAGCTGGCAATTTCAGTATAAGGACAAATAGATGAGAACGCAAGGCACATACAAATAAACAGAGGAGGCGATTCCATGGGTCCCAAACATACCATCTGGCTTTCTTACAAGACGGCACAAAAGCTGATGCGGAGGGCGTGCCCCCACCTGAAAGCCCAAAAGTCCGAAGGTCTGCTGCCTGGGGTGGACATCTACATCGGCAGGACCGGCCCGGAAGGCCTGATCCTGATCTGCGAGAATGACTGGGCGGACGGCTGCGGCCGGATCAAGCTAACCATCAAGGACGGCACCGGCAGCGGCACCATCACCCAGTATTTCTGCCCCGACACCCTGGCGCGGGATTTTGAGCTGGAGGCCCGGCGGCGGGGTGGGGAGCCATGAACCCCCGTCAGTGCCGGCGGACCTTCCACCTGGACAGGCCCGACTGCCGGGCCTGCGCGGGGTATGACACCAGCTGCCCGGACTACAAGCCGGCACGGCCCGAGAAAGAAATCCCGGAACAAGAGGAGCACTGCGGCCCCTGAGGCCGCTCTAAGGGGTGCCGCAGCAGGCTGCCGGCCGGTTCGAGCCCGGCGCACCCAGCTCAGGTTTGCATGAGATGGCGGAACCTGTGGCGGCCGCGCAAAACGGCAGCGCTCAAACTCCGGCGCCGGCAAGGGCGTGAAAGCCGTCCTCGCCATAGGTTCAAAAGGGGGCTGGTTCCATAATCCAGACCCCGCCCGGCGGCATCCGGGCAGGCCCACCGCGGCCAACGCGGCAGGCGGGGAGATGCACCCCGCCCCCTCTGCCTGGCGCGCCCTGGCAGAGGGCTTGACGTGGGCCGAAAGGCCCGGTGTGCTGCCGGGATTCCCTGTCCGACATCCCGGCAACATGGGTACCAATACCACCCGGATCTGCTCACCGGGTAAGTTTGAGCAGAGGCGGCCCGGCCCAAGGGGCCCCCATCCATCCAGTGCGCGGGGGATGGGGGTTGGATGTGCGGCGGATGGTCCTTTGCGCCGGTTCGATCCCGGCGGGCCGCAAATACGCGAAAGGAGTAGATACAGATGGGATTTTCCCAGGAAATGTCTGAGACCCGCACCTCGGTGGCCCAGCTGGCCTCCTGGTGCCTGACGGTGGCCCTCCACCAGGAGTTCGGCATCGGCGCCGGCCGGCTGGAACGTCTGGCCAAGGCGCTGCGGCGGATCCAGGAGGAAAACGTGGCCGCCGTCCTCAGCCAGGGCACAGAGGCAGCCGCCCGCCAGCGGGAAGGCTGGATCCAGGGCAAGGTAGAGATGGATTTCCCGGTGCCGCTGCTGCGGGCACCCCGCACCCGCCGGGAAAAGCAGCTGCGGATGGCGGGGGACGAGGCCGCGGCCACTGCCTGGCAGATCTACGCCGCCGGGGTCATCCAGGAGCTGCGGTTCGGACCCGATCGCCTGGAACGGCTGCGGCAGGCCGGCCGGGACAACTACCGGCAGTTCAACCAGTGGTCCTCGGAGGACGGCCTGGAGGTGGCCATGGAGCGGCTGCGGCGGTGCGTCCATGCCGCCCTCCAGGAGGAGGTGCGGATCGTGGACGAGCGGTCCTCCCATTACCGGGAGGATGCGGCAGCCATGGAACAGGATCTGCGGGCCGCCCAGGCGATGGCCCACCGGATCCAGGCCTCCAGGGTGCTGGCGGTGCCCGGCATCTCCCACACCGACGCCGAGAAGGGGGAGATCTTCGCCCGCTGCGCCGCCGAGACCGCCAACCTCTGGCGGCACAGATAGGAGGGGCCCATGGACTACCATTCCACCCGGCTGGACTGGCTGCTGGTGCTGGCCGCAGCGTCGGCCATGATTCTCTGTTTTTTCCGGTGAGAGGAGGCATTTCAATGCGAAACAACAAAACAACAGCCCGGCGGGGTCTTTGGCCGGCCCGGGCGGGGCTGCTGGCTCTGCAGACCGGGTACCTGGCCCTGGAGGTGACAGCCTTCTGGATGCTGCTGGGGATCCCCCAATATCCGGCGTTCTGGCTGCTGTATGCAGTGGCAGCCATCGCGGCCAGCGGGCTGGGCCTGGCCCTGCTGCCGGTGATCCGGCGGTATGAGGACTGGCTGGAGAGAGTTGAAGGAAAGGAGGAACCCTGTTATGAAGATGACCATCACGCTGAACGGTGCGCCGGATGACTTCGCGCCGGTGCTGGCGGGTCTGGGCTGCGTGGAGACCACGCCTCCGCCGCCCCCGCTGCCGGATGATCCGGTGACCTGGTTCCGCTCCAAGCTGAAGGCCGCCGGCCTCCACAGTGAGGACGTGGCCGCCGCGGTGGGTCTGGCCCCCTCGGGGCTGTCGGCCCGGGTGCGGGGCCGTACCCCCTGGAGTCTGCCCGAGGCCGCCGGGGCCTGCAGCCTGCTGGGGGCGGACCTGTCGGAGTTCGTCCACTTTTTCGGCAGCCGGAAGGCCGCCCCATGAACCAAAACAAAAAGGCCCCGCCCGATGAACAGGATCGGGCAGAGCCAAAGGTGAGCTAATGCAAGTGCTCACCTCAAAGTATACAGGAGGGAGTCACAAAATGCAAGACGAAAAAAACCGCGCTTCCATCAACGCCAGCTTCGACTTTTCATCCGGCACCTTGTCGGCTGCTATGCTGGGCAGTCATGTTGCTGTTTGCTTTATTCTCGGTCAGCTGGCCCGAAACGTGGCGCTGTCCAAGGCCAAAGTGAAGGGCATCCCCGAGGAGCAGGCGTTGGAAGAAGTCCTCCACATTGTAGCGGAGGAGGCTCACTACTCAAGTGGTTCCGGGATTCGGCTTGACCTTTCCCACGAATACAAGGGGGACTGACCATGACTGAGAACGAGCGCATGACCCACAAGCGGGCCAGCGTCATCAAGACCGGCTACTGGAGCCCGAACAAAAAGGAAGAACTGGTGCAGCGGCTGGCCGCCTATGAGGACACCGGCCTGGAGCCCCAGGAAATCCAGGCACTGGTCGCGGCTTCCCGCCGCTCCGATGACGCGGCGGCCGGCTGGATCAGTGTGGAGGACAAGCTGCCGCCCCTGGGGCAGATGGTCATTGTCTGCCGTGAGTATGACTGGGGTGGAGTCAGGGTGGAGCAGGGCTGCCTGGATCTCAACGGCTTGTGGCGCGTGTATGGCACCCGCACCAAGAAGGTCACCCACTGGATGCCCCTGCCCCAGCCGCCCAGGGAGGTGAGCAGCCGTGACCAAGGTTGAAATCATCGCCCTGGCTGAAAAGTGGGAGGCAGCCGCCCAGCGGGCCGAGGCCCGCTACCAGGACAGCGGGGCAGCCCGCCATCTGCGGGAGAAGGAGCAGGCCGAGGATCTGTCCTCTGCTTTGTGGATGGCCGCTGACGCTGCCGATGACCACGACGCTCTGATCGGGCTGCGGTCGGCCCTGAACGGCCTGGCCGCCAAGGCCCACGCTGCCCTGGATGCCTTGCCGGCGGCGGATCGGGCCGACGACCGGATCATCCTCACCGACCTGGCCCGCAGCATCATCTCGGACGCCCGGGTGTATGGGGTGGACAGTGCGCTGGCGCCGTCAGGAGGCAGGAAACAGGAAAGACAGGGAAGCAAGGAGGACAAGAAAGATGCAGGTCATCAGGATTGACGTGGGCTGTGAGCCCCGGATGACGGAAATAGAAAACACCCTGAAAGCCTTCCAGAAGGCGGTGGGCGGCTACATCGAGACGGTCACGCTGGAGCGGACCGGCCTGGTGGTAATCGTCAACGAGGAGGGCAAGCTGATGGGCCTGCCCATCAACGGGATGCTGCACATTGGCCGCCTGCTCGGTGAGCCCCTGGCGGGGCCGGTCCTGGTGGTGCGGGCCGACCCCGACGGGGAGGACTTCACCGGCGTCCGGGACTGCGACCTGGGCCTGATCCGGGCCTGCTGGGTGCCCTGTGAGGCTCCCGGGAGGTCCTGAGATGAACCCCCGGCGGCTTGTGCGCTGCGAGATCTGCGGCAGCCGCCTGGCAGAGGACCGGGTGGGGAACTGCTGCGGCCCCTGCCACCGGATGATCCGCTGCATGCAGTGCCGGGACAGCCGCGCCAAGCATCCCAGGAGCGATGTGGACCCCTTCGACGCCTACAACGGCCTGGAGCCCGCCGCCAGGCCGCGGGACATCCGATACCGGGCCGCCGCCCTGGGGATGCAGTACGGGGAGTACATGATTTACCTGAAAACACAAGGAGAGAAACAGCCATGAGTAAAAAGAACTACGACAGCATCCTGCGGATGGCCCGGGGAGCCATCGAGGAGCGGGTGGACTACGAGATGGACCGGGTGATGACCAACATCCTGGACCCCAACACCAAAGCCGCCCAGAAGCGGAAAATCACCCTGTCCATCGAGCTAATGCTGGACGAGGAGCGCCAGCAGATCCAGGTATCGGTGACGGCCAAGAGTACCCTGGCACCCACCAACCCGGTGACCACCTCCCTCTACGTGACGGGGGACAAGAACGGGGAACTGACGGTGGTGGAGGCCATCCCCCAGATCCCGGGCCAGCTGCAGATGGACGGGGAGGAACAGGAGCCGCCCAAGCTGCTGAAATTGTCCGGCGCCGTGAGCTGACCGGCCGGAACCTATAATCCCATGCGCTCTGCCCGGTGGGCGGGGCGCTTTGTCAAACCGGCCGCGAGGCCGTGAAAGGAGTTGTCATGCAAAACGAGAGCCGGGAGTCCTTTGTGTTTTACCGGTCGTTTTGGGATGCCATCCGGGAGATGGAGGAGCCGGACCAGCTGGCCATGTTCCGGGCCATCTGCGCCTATGCCCTGGACGGAAAGGCGCCGGCCCTGACCTCTGCCATTCATCGGGCGGTGTTTGCGGCCATCCGGCCCAACATTGATACCAACAACGCCAAACGGGAGGGCGGAAAGCGGGGCGGACGTCCAAAAACCAAAACCGGGAAAACCACCGTTTCCAATCCTGAAACCATAGGTTTTGAAGATAGAAACCTCGCAGAACAAGGTTTTTCACCGAAAAACCAGGAAGAACAGAGGTTTTCAAAAATCGAAAGCAATGAAACTGAAAATGAAAATGAAACTGAAAATGAAGAAGAGTTCAAAGAAAGCAGCAGCCGCACCGACGAGGCCCTGGCAAAGCTGATCCAGGACTACGAGCAGGAGATCGGCGTTTTCCCCCGCAGCGCCCTGGACAAGCTCCAGGCCTACCGGGCCGAGACGGGGGATGAGATGATCCATCTGGCCATTCATGAGGCGGCCCAGCACAACGGCCGCAGCTGGAGCTATCTGGACAGCGTCCTGTCCACCTGGCGGAAAGAATGGGTCAAGACCCCCGGGGACCTGGCGGCCCGCCGGGAGAAGATGCGCAGCCGGCGGCAGCAGCCCCAGCAGCCGGCGCCGGAACCCCGGTATGAGGTGCTGACATGATTGATCTTCCCCGCATGCTGCTGGCGGCCCTGCTGGGCTTCCCTGAGTACATCCCCGAGGCGGCAGGCCGCCTGACCCCGGATGACTTCCCGGAGGGGCTGGGGGATTTATACGCCGCCATAGACGGCACATGGAGCGCCAAGGGCGAGATGGACGTGGTGGACGTCCTCCACCGTTACCCCGACCTGAAAGAGACTGTGGCGGCCTGCATGGACGCCCTGGACGTAGCCCCGGTGAAGGTGACCCGCAGCCGGGTGCGGGAGTGGGTGACGGCCCTGCTGGAGCGCCGGGCCCTGGAGCGGTTCCAGGCCCTGGCGGTGCAGGCGGCGTCCCCCTCCACCAGCTACGAGGACCTGGCGGCCCTCTATGGCCGGATGGGACAGGCCCTGGACACCGACCACCCGGGGGAGGATTTTACCCCCCTGGGCGACCTGATCGACGATTACATCCGCAACCTGGACCAGCAGCCCAACTACATCCCCATCGGCATCGGGCCCATAGACCGGAACCTCCACATCCTGCCGGGGAATTTCATCCTGATCGGCGGCCGGCCCTCGATGGGCAAAACCGCCCTAACACTCCAGATCGCAGTGGAGATGGCCAAGCGAGGACAGCGGGTCTGCTATTTCAGCCTGGAGACCAGTCCCGAGATTTTAGGGCAGCGGATCATTGCAAACCAGCTCTATGCGCCCCTGGAACAGGTCAAAAACAAGGAAGTTCCAGCGGCCGAGCTAGATGGCCTGTCCAGGCTGCGGAAGCTGCCCCTCTACATCCGGTCGGCATCGGGGCGGAACGTGGCCTGGATCCGGGCCCAGGCCCTGCGAATCAAGGCCCAGGTTGTGGTGATCGACTATGTCCAGATTGTTCGTCCCGACCGGCCGGGGAGCCGGTATGAGACGATCACACAAATCTCCATGGATCTCCATGAGCTGGCCCAGACCACTGGAATAGTGGTGATTGGTGTATCCCAGCTGAAGCGAAATGAAGCCCACGCCATGCCCAGCAATGCCGACCTGAGGGATTCAGGCCAGCTGGAACAGGATGCCGACGCCGTCCTGCTGCTGGGCAGCGACGAGAACGGCCGCGACGTCTGCATCCTGTCCAAAAACAAGGAGGGCCGGGTGGGGGAGATCCCCCTGGCCTTCGACAAGGAGCGCCAGCGGTTCCTGGAAGTGGTGCCGTGAGGCGGAAAGGAGGAAAAGCCATGCCGGATGATCGTTATGGCCGCAACCCCAGCGGGCTGCCGGACCCCACCCGGACCCGGGCCGAGGAAAGCCTGGGCCGGGATGAAAAGCGGGTCAGCGACCTGGTCCATGTGCTGCGGTATGTGGCGGACGGGGCCGGGTTTGAGATCCTGGGCCGGGTGGTGCTGCTGGACAAGCGCACCGGCCGGGTGTTCAAGTAGGAGGGGGTGAATAACAGGATGACTTGGCCCTTGTGCATGGTTCTGGCCACAGCTGATACCATGGCAACTTCAGTCCTGGCCTTTTGGCTCGGGTGCAAGATTTTTGAAGTAAGATTCGAGTGGAAAAAGGCGGCAGCCCTGGCCATGCTGATGGTGCTGCTGAAGAGCGCTTGACCGTTGAGGAGGGTGCAAAAACATGAAGATGAAACTCATTGTGGCCGCTGCGGCGCTGGCGATTGCTCTATGCGGATGCAGGCTGGCCGAGGCGGCTGAATCTGAAAACAAAGCTGGCTTCAGGATGATGCTTGTGGATGCGTATGGTGAGATGTGCATCTATCAGGACGCGAATACCGGTGTGCAGTATTTTTACAGCAGACAAGGCGGAATTTGCCCGCTTTTCAACGCCGACGGCTCGCTGTATGTGGGAGGCTGAACGTGGAGCAGAGAAACGTAAAGTTTGCCACGATTGGGGGAAATTGTGCCTTTCTTCTCAGCGAATACGAGCTGTTGGCCTGTAATACTCCGGGCGGCGAGGGAAATGGCAGCTGTTGGTGGAGATCCCCCTGTGATCCGCCGGCCGTGGCGGGTAGATCCGTCCCTCGGACTGCCATCATGGAAGGCAGCAGCTGGCATAAAACAGCAGTGGAAAGAGGCGCAGTTCTGCGGCCGAAAATGAGGCCCGGCAAGGTTTACCTGTACCAGATGTACACCACCTGTTTTGCAGAGTTTGAGACGGTGGAGCAGGCCAAAATGTTCTGTCAGTATGCGGATCAGAGCATCCATGGATGGAACGTGGATCCGGTCATGATCATTGATACCACAGACCCGGAGGCTGTAAAGGGCTGGGAAAACCTTATGGAGGGCTGACCATGATTGAACCTTTTGTGCCAAAATCCCCCATCGCACTGTACTGTAGTTGCAGTGATCTGAGCGCCGCTCAAAAAGAAGAACTCAAAAGCCTTAGGATGGGCGGCAAAATCCTTTTCAAGGGCGTGGAACTGACTGTAATCTTGGTGGATGAATACGATGGCAAAATTTTTGTGCTGTGCGAGCCGATACCCGCAGAAGAGGCCAAAAAGCTGGGCAATTTCCCAAAACCGAAAAGCTGGAAGGAGCAGCTTGAAGAATGGCAGCAGATGAAATCGGGCAGGCTGTGGAAATGGTGGTGACAGCCCTGTTGTGCGCCGCCCTGGCGTGGGCGCTGATCCTGGTCTGCCTGGCCCGTCTGCGGTTAGAGCAGCGGCGGAGGGGCAGGAAAGCCGGCGCCGCCGGCCATGCCCGGAAGGAGAAAACACAGTGACCCAAAAAGAAGTCTATCTGCAGCGAAACCCCGGCGCGGCCACCTACCCCGACGGCACCCCGAAGGGTTCCTGCTGCTGCATCGAGGGGCTGGCCGTCCATTGTCCCATCAAGGGCAAGAGAAGAACGACCCAAAGCCGCCGGGAACAGTGCGCGGAATGCTGGGCCATGCCGGCCATCCCGACGGGCGGGAAGCGCTGCCCCATGGACCGGCTGTTCCGGCCCTGCATCCGGGAGGGCTGCGCCTGGTGGTGCGAAGCCGCCGGGGTCTGCGCCGTCCAGCTGCTGGACAGGCGCCCCGCGAGACAAGAGAAATGAGGTGAACCCCATGGAATACACAGAAAAGGTGGCCTGGCTGCGGCGGTACCGGGAGAGCCTGCGGCAAGAGCAGCTGCTGGGGGAGGAGATCGGCCAGCTGGAATCCCAGGCCCGGCGGGTCACCCGGGCCATCTCGGGGATGCCCGGCGGGGGAGGGGACGGCCAGGCCATTCCCAGGGCGCTGGAGCGGCTGGAAGAAACCCGTCAGAAGCTGGCCGGGCTGTTGGAACAGGACCAGGCCCAGCGGGCCGAGATCGAGGCCGCCATCCAAAAGGAGATTATCCCTCTGCGCCGGGACATCCTCACCCGGCGGTACATCCTGGGCCAGCGGTGGGAGAAGATCGCTGCCGCCCATCACCTGGTGCTGCGGCAGGTGTTCCGGCTGCATCACCAGGCGGTGGACGGGCTGGACCTGTAAAGATGTCATTGAATGTCACATTCCGGGCATGGTATAGTGTACCTGTGAAAGCCGCAGGCGGGGGAGACAATCCCTGCCGGCGGCTTTTTCTTTGGCTGCCATGGGCCGCCAGAGAACACCCCGCGGCCGGAGGCGGGCAAGTTCCCCGGCAGCGGCCCGGCTGAAGGGCAGGGCCCCCACGACTGATCGGGGGCTTTTTTCATGCGGCGCAAGAGCAGATGCCAGTGCAACTCTGGCGCGCCGCACCACAAAACAAAAAAGGCTGCCGCCAGACGGCAGCAGTCGTTCATTTATTTTTTTGATCGGACCCCCAGAGCTCCAAAAGGTAATCACGATTTTGTGACACCCAGTTGTAGATGAGTTTCCGCTCTTTTTTCATCGGTACACACTTCCTTCCTTTCGAGGGCATGAACTACATTTTGATCAAATCAAAGCGATATTCAGCGCCCTTTTTCTTGATATGGATGTGAGGGGGACCATGGTCGAGGCGACTGCCCCAACTGTTCCACACGTTTCCATACATATAAATGGCCAACTAACCAATTTCATAAATTTTCATCTTTTATCCTTTTCTCCCGCCGTCATCGTAAGATTCATCAAGGGGGATTCATCCAGCAGGCGGCGGGTGTGGATGCTCCCTTGAAGTGTCTTTATTATACCGTATATATAGACCTATAAATGGGACTTTAAATGAAAATTGTGACGTAAAAAAGTGAAAACTCGATTGATCTTTCGGGCCGGATTTGTGCACTCTGAAACCGCTGTTGGGGGCGCCCTTTTGGATGGGTCCTTCCCGGCGGACAGGCCGGCGCGGGGCACGGAAGGCCCGATGTGTTTTTGCAAAAAATCCGAAAAAATTCCGGCGTTTCGTTACGGATCCGCGGCCCCGGCCAGAGATTCACCCCCATACATGGGGGTGAAAGGCCCGGAAAAATGCGAAATCGGCCCCGCGAAAGGAGGTGGTGCAGATGGCGGGCAAGGCGAAATCCACGGCGGCCCCGCCCCCTAGGGTGTTGACCCAGGTGCCCGAGTGGGCCAGCACCACCGCCATCGCCCAGCTGATCGGCCGCAGCACCCGCCGGGTGCAGCAGCTGACCCAGGACGGGGTCCTCTCCACCGAGATTCCACCCGGCGGCGGGGCCAGGCGGTACCGCACCGCCCGGACCATCCAGGACTACATGGCATACCAGGAGCAAAAGGCCCGGGAAGATCTGTCCGGCAGCACCCTGGAGGAACTGACGATTAAAAAATTGCAGGCCGAGGTGGAGCTGAAGGAGAGCCAGGGCGCCCTCCACAAGCTGAAAACCGCCATCGCCGAGGGAAAGTATCTGCCGGCGGAGCAGGTCCAGGGGGATCTGGCCGACTTTTTGCGGCGGCTGAAACAGTTTGCCGACCGGATCCCCGCCCGGGCGGCGGGCACCATGTCCGGCTACCTGGACGGGGCAGCGGCCCGGGCCATGAAAAAGGATCTGCAGCAGGAGCTGGACGGCCTGTTCGAGGCCTTTGTGGCGGCGGCTCACATCCAGGACAGCCGGGAGGACGATGACCCGCCGTGAAGCGCCGGCCCAAGGTGGAACCCTACGCCGTCCCCCGGTGGATGGCCCCGGCCCTCCAGGTGCTGCGGCCCAAAAAGCGGCTGCCCGTGTCGGCCTGGGCCGAGGCCAACCGGATTTTGCCCGACACCAACGCGGTGGCGGGCCCCTGGCGGAACGCTTTGACCCCTTACCTGATCGAGATCATGGACGCCTTCTCGGACGACACCACCGAGCAGATCGTCTTTGTCAAGCCCACCCAGGTGGGCGGCACCTCGGCCATGGAAAACGCCCTGGGCAGCGCCATCGACCAGGACCCGGGCCCCGCCATGATGGTGTACCCGTCGGATCAGCTGGCCAAGCGGACGGTGGAGTCCAAGCTGGAGCCCATGTTCAAGAGCTGCCCGGCGCTGGCGGCCAAGTACCGGGCCCACGAGAGCGAGGACCTGGCCCAGCGGTTTGACGGGATGACCGTCTACCTCACCGGTGCCAACAGCCCGGCGGACCTGTCCTCCACCCCCATCCGGTATTTGTTCCTCGACGAGGTGGACAAGTACCCCGGCTCCACGAAAAAGGAATCCGACCCCGTGTCCCTGGCGGTGGAGCGCACCAAGAGCTACCGGCTGAACCGGAAGATCTTCATGGCCAGCACTCCCACCCTGAAAACGGGGCTGATCTGGCGGGCCAAGGAGGCCGCCGAGGCCGAGAAGCACTATTTCGTGCCCTGCCCCCACTGCGGGGCGTACATCGAGCTGAAATTTGCCCAGCTGAAATGGCCCAGCAAGGAAGAAGAGCCGGACATGATCCAGCGGGCCCGGCGGGCTCGGTATGTCTGCCAGGAATGCGGCTGCATCCTCACCGACCGGGACAAGCCCGCCATGCTGCGGGCGGGCCGGTGGCAGTTTGTCCGCAGGGACAGCCAGACCCCTCGCAGCGTGGCCTTCTGGATGAATACCCTGTATTCGCCCTTTACCACCTTCGAGGAGGTGGTCCGGGAGTTTCTGAAGGTCAAGGACGACCCCGAGATGCTCCACAACTTTGTGAACAGCTGGCTGGCCGAGCCCTGGGAGGACACCAAGCTCAAAACCAGCGCCGACCTGGTGCTGGAACGCCAGACCGAGACCCCGGCCTGGCAGCTGCCCCCCTGGACGAAACTTTTGACCGGCGGCATTGACGTCCAGGAAAACTCCATCTACTGGACCATCCGGGCCTGGGGGGACCACATGACCAGCCAGTGCGTGGCCCACGGCCAGGCCCTGTCGGGGGCAGAGCTGGAACAGGTGATGGGCACCGTCTTTCCGCTGCCGTCGGGGGGCTCTCTGATGGTGGATCTGGCCCTGATGGATTCGGGCGACCAGACCGACGCCATCTATGAGTTCTGCCTGCTCCATGCCGACTGGGTGATTCCCAGCAAGGGCTCCTCCAAGGCCCTGCCCGGTTTTTACCGGGTGTCCACCATCGACAAGGCGGGCAGCCGGGCCAACGGGCTGCAGCTGGTCCTGGTGGACACCGGCAAGTACAAGGACATGATCGCCGCCCGGATGCGGCGGCCCAACGGCAGCGGCTCCTGGATGGTGTACAAGGGCTGCGACCTGGAGTATGCCCAGCAGGTGACCTCGGAACACAAGGTCACCGAGCGGTCGAACGGCCGGCAGGTGGAGCGGTGGGTGGTGAAGTCCACCCACGCCGACAACCACTACCTGGACTGCGAGGTCTACGCCGCCTGCGCGGCCGACCTGAAAAACGTCCGCAGCCTGGCATTGCAGGCCCCGGCGGCAGCGCCCAAACCCCGGCCCGCGCCCCAGCCCACCCCCGAGGAGGACTGGATCGGGCAGCATGAAAACTGGATTTGACAGGAGGTGAACGCCGTGGCCGACAACGACAAGCGCCAGCGGCTGGAACAGATCAACAAGGCCATCGAGACCATCCTGGTGGGGGGTCAGTCCTACAAGATCGGCAGCCGGTCTTTAACCCGGGCGGATCTCGGGATGCTGAAATCCATGCGGGAGGACCTGGAAGCCCAGCTGGACACCGACCAGAGCGGCCCCCTGCTGAGCCGCACCTGTGTGGCCTTTTTTGACGGGAGGTGATGCTTTGTGGGCATTTTGGAGGGCCTGATCGCGGCGGTGTCCCCCCGGTGGGCCTATGAGCGGGAGGCCTGGCGCCAGAGTTACCAGGTGCTGCGGCACTACGACGCCGCCGGCCAGGGCCGGATCAGCGGCCACTGGGCGGCCATCAACGAGAGCGCCGAGACCACCGACCGCTACAGCCGGGACATCATCCGGGCCAGAGCCCGGGACCTGGAGCGGAACAGCGATATTTTGCAGTCGGTGATCCTGGCCTACGACCGCAACGTGGTGGGCAAGGGCTACACCCTCCGGGCGGGCACCGGGGACAGCACCCTGGACCGGCGGCTGGAAGATCTCTGGCGGCAGTGGTGCGAGGCGAAAAACTGCGACGTCACCGGGGAGCAGTCCTTCACGGAACTTTTGCGGATGGCCGAGGAGCGGAAAAAGGTGGACGGCGGGATTTTGTTTTTGTTCCGCCATACCGCCGGGGGCCTGGTGCCTTTTAAATTGCAGGCCATCGACGTGGACGAACTGGACTCGGGCCGCACCCAGCCCCGCCGCAAGGGCAACCGGGTGGTGGGGGGCGTGGAGTACAACAGCTGGCGGCGGCCCCAGGGCTACTGGATCCAGCAGTACGACATCGAGGGGTGGCGGCAGCTGGAATCGGTCTACATCGACGCCAAGGACGCCTTTTTCCTGAAGTCCAAGCACCGCCCCAGCCAGCTGCGGGAGATGTCCGACCTGACCCACACCCTGACGAGAATCCGGGACGTCAACGAGTACATCAACGCCGTCTCGGTGAAGGAGCGGATCGCCGCCTGCATGGCGGTGTTCATCCGCAAGGCGCTGCCCTCGGGAGGCTTTGGCCGGTCGGCGGTGCAGACAGGCGACAGCGGCCGCATCGACTACGCCGGCAAAAAGCTGACCCCCGGCATGATCATGGAGCTGAACCCCGGGGACAGCGTGGACGCCGTCAACCCCGGCAGCGCCGCCACCGACGCCGCCTCCTTCCTGCGGACCCAGCAGGCCCTGGTGGGGGCGGGGCAGGGCCTCAGCTATGAGGCCGTCTCCCGGGACATGAAGGGCTCCACCTATTCCAGCGCCCGGCAGAACGCGGTGGAGGATGAATACACCTACGCCGCCGACATCGAGCTGCTCCAGCGGATGATGTCGGAGATTTACGAGCAGTTTGTGATCTCCTGTGTCCTGGCGGGGCTGATTGCCCCGGCGGGGTTCTGGGAGGACAAAAAGAAATACATGGCCCACAGCTGGGCGAAAGCCCCGAAAAAGTGGATCGACCCCGCCAAAGAGGCGGGGGCCGGCCAGACCGCCCTGCAGTCGGGCCAGAAAACCTATCAGGACGTCTGCGCCGAGCGGGGCAAAGACTGGCGGCAGGCCATTGAAGAGACAGCCGAGGTCCTGGCCTATGGCAGGGAACACGGCGTAGACATGGGAGGTGTACTGTTTGGCAGCAAAGCAGCAGCCCTGGCCCCTGACGCGGACCAGGAACAGCCCCAGGAAGAATGACGGCACCCGTTCCATGGGCCAGATCCTGGCCCGGGAAGGGGAGGAGGACAACAGCCGCCGGCGGATCCTCAGCTTTTCCAGCGAGGAGCCGGTGGACCGGTATTTCGGCCCCGAGATCCTGGACCACAGCGGGGACGCGGTGAACCTGCAGCGCCTGAACGAGATCGGCGTCCTGCTCTTCAACCACGACACCGACAAGGTGGTGGGCCGGATTCTCCGGGCCTGGGTGGAAAACGGCCGGGGCATGGCCGAGGTGGAGTTTGACACCGACGCCGCAGCCGAGACGGTGTTCCAGAAGGTCCGGTCCGGCACCCTGAAAACCACCTCGGTCCGCTACCGGGTGGACCGGTGGGAGGTGGTGGAGGCCGGTAAGACCTCCGGCGACGGCCGGTTCACCGGGCCCTGTTCCATTGCCCGCAAGTGGACGCCGGTGGAGGTGTCCATTGTGTCGGTCCCGGCGGACCCCACCGTCGGGGTGGGCCGCTCGGATGGGGAGGAGGCCCTGCCTCTCGACCTGTGGGAGCGGCAGATCCAGATCAACCAGAACAAAATGAGGTGACAACAGCATGAACAAAACCGAAGCACTTGCCCGTCAGCAGGCCCTGGTGAACCAGGCCCGCGCCGAGAGCCGCAGCCTCACCCCCGAGGAACAGGCCGAGTTTGACCGCTGCCAGCAGATCATCGACGCTGCCCCCGCTGACAGCACCACCCCCGGCGCCGCAGAGGGCCAGCGGGGCGCAGACCCCGCCGCCCCTGACCCCATCCAGCAGGCCCTGGCCAACGAGCGCCAGCGGACGGCCGATATCACCAGCCTGTGCCGCCAGGTGGGGATGGACGCCGACCCCTTTATCCGGGACGGCTCGGACATGAACGCCGTCCGGGAAGCCGCCGTGAACTTTATGATCCAGCACCACGGCCCGGTGGGGGCCCGTTTCACTGACCACGACCAGCAGCAGGACTTCCGCCAGGCAGCGTCGGACGCCCTGCTGATGCGCAGCGGCTTTGCGGTCAGCAGCCCCACTGAGGAGGCCTGCCAGATGCAGCGGCTGTCCCTGCGGGACCTGGCCATCGAGTGCCTGGCCCGGGAGGGCGCCGGCACCACCACCGAGCTGCTGCGGATGAGCCGGGACGACCTGTGGGAGCAGCTGCAGCGCCAGTTCCTGAGCCCCACCGCCGCCTTCCCCGCCATCCTGGACAACACCATCCGCAAGAGCATCGTCCAGCGGTACCAGTCCGCCCCCACCACCTTCCAGGTCTGGACCACCGAGGGCACCCTCACCGACTTCAAGCCCTCCAGGGATCACGAGTACCTGCTGGGCGGCGCCGGGGAATTTTTGGAGGTGGCCGAGGGCGGCGAGCTGAAGCACGACACCCTGAAGACCGAGCTGCTGCCCCAGCGCAAGCTGTCCACCTACGGCCGCCAGTTTTCCATGACCCGGGAAGCTTTTGTGAACGACGACATCGGCCTCATCACCGAGATGCCCGGCCAGTACGCCGCGGCGGCCAAGCGCACCATCAACAAGCAGGTCTACCAGATCCTGATGACCAACCCCGCCATCTTTGACGGCGCGGCCCTGTTTGACGCCGCCCACGGCAACCTGATGGAGACCGGCGGCGCCCCTGGCATCGACACCATGCAGGCCATCATGCTGAAGCTGCTGCGCCAGACCGACCCCTTCGGGGAGAGCATCATGGTCCAGCCCCGGTTCGTGATTGTGCCGGTGGGCTATGGCTTCAAGATGTCCCAGATCCTGGAGAGCCCCCAGATCGACGTGGAGGGCATCGGCAGCCACACCGCCAACGCCCTTTACCAGTACCGCAACACCCTGCAGGTGGTGGAGGAGGGCACCATCAACGTCCTGGCCAAGGGCGCAGCCCTGCCCTGGTTCATGGCAGGGGACCCCGCCACCGGCCGCTCCATCCAGGTGGACTACCTCAACGGCATGAAGACCCCCTCCATCCGCCGCAGCCAGCCCGCAGGCCGGCTGGGCTATGTGTGGGACATCTGGATGGACTGGGGCGTCAGCGCAGTGGACTGGCGGGGCATCGCCAAGAACCCCGGGGTCAGCCAGTAAGGAGGTACAGCTATGGCAGCGATTTTTTACCAGATCGGCGATGTGATCGACTACACCGCCGCAGAAGCCCTGTCCTTTGGGGACGTGGTAGACCTGTCCACCCGCATCGGCGTGGCCGGTGCCGACATCGCCAGGGACGCCGCCGGCCCGGTGCAGGTGACCGGCGTCTACCGGATCCCCAAGGCCTCCGGCGCCGTGACGGTGGGCCAGGCCCTCTACTGGGACAAGTCCGCCAAAAACATCACCACCACCGCTGACAGCAACACCCCGGCGGGCTGGGCCGTGGCCCCCGCCGCCAGCGGGGACCCCGACGTCCTGGTCAAGATCGGGTGAGGGGGCAGGCGCCATGAAACAGCTGATTGCCAAGCGCTCCATCCTCTACCAGAACCGGATCTACGGCCCCGGCGAGGCCCTGCCTGCCGCCGATGGCCGGATGGCTGCCGCCTGGCTGCGTGCCGGCAGTGCCGCCTGGCAGGAGGACACGCCCCCCGCCGCTGAGGGTAAGATGCTCACCGGCCACCTGGACCCGGCCCAGCTGGCCGAGATGACCAAGGCGGAACTGACCGACCTGGCAGGGGAGCTGGGCCTGGACCTGTCGGCCGCCAAAACCAAGGCCGACCTGGTGGCCCTGATCGGGGCCGCAGAAGTCCAGGCCCCCGCCGAGGCAGCCCGGGACACCGGCGACGAAACCCAGCAGAACGATGACGAGGGCACCCAGTGATGGGCGCCCTTTCTTTTAAGGACTGCATCGCCGCAGACATCCAGAATGTCTTTTTGAACCAGGAGGAATTTGCCGATATCCACACCGTGGACGGCAGGCCCATGCGGGTGATCCTGGACGATGACGGCCTGCAGCAGCGGGATGCCGCCCGGGGCGGCGTCCACACCGACGGCCTCTACAAGAGCCGGCGGCTGATCTATCTCTCCAAGGCCGACTACGGGGGCCGGCCGGTCCCCGGCAAGGCCCTCAACCTGGACGGCCGCATCTGGTATGTGGTCAGTGCGGATGAGGACGCCGGGATGCTGACCATCGAACTGGAGGCGAACCGCACATGATCCAGATCCAAGTGGACACCCAGGGCCAGATGGTGGCCATCGGCCAGCGGCTGGAACGGCTGGCCTTTGAGGCACCCAATGTGCTGCGCCTCTCTCTGAATGCGGCGGCCCGGCAGGTCCGCAGGCAGCTGACCCGGGATGTGGCCGACACCTACACGGTGGACGCCAGCGTCCTGAAGGACAGCAGCAAGGGGGCACCCCGGCTCCAGACCGCCAAGCCCGGGAAGATGGAGGCGGTGATCCGCTCCAAGGGCCCCATGCTGGACCTGCTGGAGTTCATGGTCCGATCTTCCGACCGGGGCGTCCAGGCCAAGGTCCTGGAATCCGGCGGCCTGAAATTCCTGGAGCGGGGCGGTGCCCCGGCCTTCATCGGGCAGTTCTCCAATGGCCACCGGGCGGTGCTCCAGCGGCAGGTGGGCCAGACCTACACCATGGCCGGGGCCCAAATCCGCATCCAGCGGTACGGCATGCCCACCGACGGAAAGTGGCCCGACCTGACAAGGATCAAAAAGCTGCTGGGCCCGGCGGTGCCCAGCATGATGGCCAATGAAGAGGTCCAGGAACGGGGCAGGGCCCTGCTCTACCAGGTGCTGAACCAGGAGATCGACAAGCGGATCAGCAGGATGCTGAAACAGCAGCAGAAGAAGGGGTGAAGCCATGAACGAACTTTACGGCATGACCGCCGAATTTGCCGCCGACGCCCTGGCCGCTGACCTGGAGGACCTGTTTGCCGGGCAGCTGTTCCAAAGCTCCACCGGCGAAAAGCGGGCCATCCGGGTCCACGTGAACGACCTGCCGGTCCCCACCGGCAACGATGAGGACCGGAGCCAGGACGCCCCCGAACCCTACATGATTGTGCAGATCGGGGAGGGGACCATCCCGGAGGGAGACGCCGCCCAGGAGGTCCAGATCGTCCTGGTGATCGCCCTGTATGACGACCGGCCCGACCGCCAGGGCTACCGGGACCTCCTCCACATCATCCAGGAAATCACCGCCCGGTACTGCAAAAACCCGGTGATCCGCCTTCGGCCCGGCAGCGCCGGCGCCCGGGGCGGCCCCTATACCGTGAAAAAACCCATCCAGTGGGCCATCTGGAACGACTCCAAAGCCCATCCCTATTACCTGGGGGCGGTGGAGTTTAAGCTGGAAATCCCCACCATTTGCCCGGAGGTGCCTTTTACATGACGAAGAAAACCAAAACCGTCGGCTCCCTGGTCTACTGCGGCCCCAACATCAAGGGGCTGGCCATGACCTGGACCGTCTATACCAACGGCCTGCCCGAGAAATTGCAGGCAGCGGCCGAGGCCGACAAGGCCCTGGCCGGCCTGATTGTGCCGCTGGACCAGATGCCGGAGGCCATGAAGCAGATCCGGCTGAAATACGGCAAGATCTACACCTGTTACAAGCGCGTTCTGGACGCGCAGAAAGGGTAAGGTGATCCCATGTACGACCATGGCGTCGGCGTAACCGAACAATCCACCAGTCTCACCACGCCGGTGGAAAGCGCGGCGGGCCTGCAGGTGATTTTCGGCACCGCCCCCATCCATCTGCTGAAGGACCCGGCGGCTGCCGTCAACAAGCCCTTCCTCTGCTACTCCTTCGCAGAGTGCCAGCTGGGGCTGGGCTATTCCGATGATTTCAAGGACTTCACCCTCTGCCAGAGCATGGACGCCAGCTTCCGGGTGTTCAGCGTGGCCCCGGTGATCCTGGTGAACGTCCTGGACCCGGGCAAAGAGAGTCACACCACCGCCAACGAGGAGGCAGACTACCCCGTGGCCGAGGGGGTGGTCCGGTACGACAAGCCTTTTGTGCTGCTGAACACCCTGTCGGTGAAAAACGGCGACACCCCCCTCGCCGAGGGGGAGGACTACCTGGCCGAACACGCCGAGGACGGCTCGGTGACCATCACCCTGCTGGATGAGGCCGCCGAGGCCGAGACGGTGAAGATCGCCAGCACCAGCCTCAACCCCGCCGGGGTGACCAATGCCGACATCGTGGGCGGCGTGGACGCCGAGACCGGCGCCGAGACCGGCATCGAGATGGTCCGCCGGATCTATCCCAAGTTCGGGATGACCGCCGGCATCCTGCTGGCCCCCGGCTGGAGCCAGGACCCGGTGGTGACCGCAGCCCTCCAGGCCAAGACCGAGGGGATCTGCGGGGTGTTCCGGGCCCAGACCTACATCGACATCGGCACAGACAAGAAAAAGGGCGGCGCTGCCGTCTACACCGAGGTCAAGACCGCCAAGGAAAAGCAGGGGGTCACCTCGGCCTTTGCGGCAGCCCTCTGGCCCATGGTGGCGGTGGGCAGCAAGATCTATGCCTTCTCGGCCATGCTGGCCCCCCTGACCGCCACGGTGGACGCCGGCAACGACGATGTGCCCTACGAGAGCCCCTCCAACAAGGATCTGCGGATCACCGGCACCGTCCTCCACGACGGCACCGAGGTGCTGCTGGACCAGCAGCAGGCCAACGACCTGCTGAACGCCAACGGCATCATCACCGCCATCAACGCCAACGGCTGGAAGGCCTGGGGCAACAACACCGCCGCCTATCCCTCCACCACCGATCCCAAGGATCGGTTTTTGGCGGTGCGGCGGTTCTTCAACTGGGACGCCAACAACTTCATCCTGACCTATTTCCAGAAGGTGGACAACCCCGCCAACACCCGGCTGATCCAGTCCATCGTGGACAGCCAGAACATCAAGGGCAACGGCTATGTGGCCCGGGACTATGTGGCGGGGTACCGGTGCGAGTTCCGGGAGGAAGAAAACCCGGTCACCGATCTGCTGAACGGCCACCTGACCACCCACACCTTCCTGGCACCCTACGTCCCGGCGGAGTACATCGAGAACATCAACGAATACGACACCGCCGCCCTGGAGGCGGCCCTCACCGGAGGTGATGCAGCGTGAACAACATCCCCAGCAAAATCCACAGCTATCACCTGTATAACGATGATCTGGGGGGCCGGTTCTTCGGCATGGGCGATGAATGCACCCTGCCCGACTTCGAGGCCCTGACCGAAACCCTCAGCGGCGCCGGCATCCTGGGCGAGCTGGACGACCCGGCCCCCGGCCACTATTCCAACCAGCAGATGGAGATCCCCTTCCGGGTGCTGGACGAGGAGCCGGTAAGCCTGATGGACACCACCAGGGCGGTCAAGCTGACCATGCGGGGGGCTTTGCAGTCCCTGACGTCGGAGGGGGACACCGCCTTCCGGCCCCTGAAGGTGGTGGTACGGGGCAAGTGCGCCACCCTGAAGCTGGGCACCCTCAAGGCCGCCACCGCCATGAGCTCCAGCGTCACCCTGAATATTTCCTACATCAAGATTTCGCTCAACGGCAAGGAGCTGGTGGAGCTGGACAAGCTCAACGGCATTTTCAAGATCGACGGTAAGGACGTCCTGCAGAAAGTGAGGGAGATGACCTGATATGAACGCACACATTGCAGACCCCAATGTCCTGGACGCCCGGAAGCCCGAGGACGCCCCCGCAGCCGACCCCAACACCGAGGACCAGGAGGACCTGATCCTCCGCTTCAAGAAGCCCTATTCCTTCGAGGGGGAGACCTATACCGAGGTGGACCTCAGCGGCCTGGAGGACCTCTCGGCCGCCGACCTGTGCAAGGTGGGCAAGATGGTGAAAAAGATCGACGGGGTGGACCCCATCGCCGAGATGTCCCTGCCCTATGCCATCTTCATGGCGGCCCGGGTCACCGGCAAGCCCCTGGAATTTTTCCAGCAGCTGCCCGCCCGGGAGGCCATCAAGCTGAAAAACCTTGTGGCGGGTTTTCTCTACGGCGGGGATGGGGAGGAATAACCCCGCCGGAAATCCGCAAAGCCTGCGTGGCCCTGTCCCTGCAGCTCCACAGCGGGATTGATTACTTTCTGGAAATGTCCCTGGAGGACCTGAACGATCTGGCAAAGGTGGTGATGGAGTATGTCCAAGAGCAAAGTCATGGAACTGGCCATCAAAATCGCCGGTAAGGTGGACAAATCCCTGGGCACCAGCGTGAAAACCTCCTCCAAGCAGCTGAACACCATCATCCAGACCGCCAACCGGCTGTCCAACGTCACCGCCGCCGGCCTGGCTGCCATGGGCACCGGCGCCGCAGCCGCCACCAAGTACCTGGCGGACCTGGGCGGGGCATGGCAAAAGGCCGAAAACCAGGTGGCTACCTCCACCGGCGCGGCGGGCGCAGAGCTGGAAAAGCTCCGCAGTGTCATGGAGACGGTCTACGCCAACAATTTCGGCGCCGACGTCAACGACGTGGCCGAGGCGGTGGCCCTGGTGGACAAGAACATGGCCGGCCTGAGCAAAAACGGCATGGTCCAGGCCACCCAGGGGGCCATTGCCCTGCGGGACGCCTTCGGCTACGACGTGGCCGAATCCACCCGGGCCGCCGAGGCCATCCGCAAAAACTTTGGCGTCTCGGCAGAAAAGGCCTTTGACCTGATCGCCGCCGGCGCCCAGAAGGGCCTGGACTTTTCCGGCGAACTGATCGACACCATCAACGAGTATTCGGTCCAGTTCTCCAAACTGGGCCTGTCCGCCGACGATATGTTCCAGATCCTCCAGTCGGGTGCCAGCGGCACCGCCTGGAACCTGGACAAGGTGGGCGACGCGGTGAAGGAGTTTTCCATCCGGGCCATCGACGGCAGCGACACCACCATCAGCGCCTTCCAGGCCCTGGGCTACAATGCCGACGAAATGATGGCCACCTTCGCCGCCGGCGGAGAGGGCGCAAACCAGGCCTTTTTCGAGGTGCTGAACAGGCTGCTGGCCATGGACGACCAGGTCCAGCGGGACGCCGTGGGCGTCAAGCTCTTCGGCACCATGTGGGAGGACCTGGGGGCCGGGGCTTTGCAGGCCATGGCCGACGCCTCCTCGGCGGCCTACAGCACCGGCGAGGCCCTGGAACAGATCAACCAGGTCCAGTACAATGACCTGGACAGCGCCCTGGAAGGGGTGCGCCGCCACCTGGAAGTGGCCATGCTGCCCGCTGCCGACGCGGTGTATCAGGCTCTGATGGAACACATGCCCGAGGTAACCGGCGCCTTGGATGAGATGTCCCCCGTGATCCAGGAGATCGCGGGGGATTTCGGCGAGATGGCCACCGGTGCTTTTGCCCAGGCTTTGCCCCAGCTGGCGGCGGGCCTGCGGGACTTTGTGGCCTGGCTGCCAGAGGCCTACGACACCGCCCAGCCCTTCCTGTCCTTTTTGTGGCAGCACAAGGGGACGGTGGCCGCCTTTGCGGTGGGCCTGCGGACTGTGGGCCCGGCGGCGAATACCGTCTCCAAGGGGATGGCAGCTTTCAGCCAGGCAAAGACCTTCTTCGCCCTGCTCCAGGCTTCCGGCAAGCTGGGCCAGTTTGTCACCATCCTGAAAGCTGCCGGCACCGCCCTGGCGGGGCCTTTGGGGGTCATTCTGGCCATCGGCGCCGCTTTGGTGCTGCTGTACCAGCACTGGGGCCAGGTGGACGCTTTGGTCCAGTCCTTCATCGCCATGGTGGGCGAACGCTTCCCGGCGGCGGGGGCTTTCCTCCAGGCTTTCTGGCAGTCCATCCAGGCCGGGGCGGCCAACGCCCAGGCCATTATCCAGAACCTCTTGGATTTTGTGGGCAACGTCTTTGCCGGCAACTGGGGAGCCGCCTGGCAGAATGTGGTCAACATCTTCGGCAACATTTTCGGGATGCTGGGCAACATCGCCAAAGCCCCCGTCAACGGGGTCATCGCTATCATCAACCGGGCCATCGAGGGGATCAACGGCCTGTCGGTGGATATCCCCGACTGGGTGCCGGTGGTGGGGGGCAAAACCCTGGGCTTTTCCATCCCCACCATCCCCCAGCTGGCGGCGGGCGGCATCGCCACCCGGCCCACCCTGGCCCAGATCGGCGAGGGCGGCGAGCCGGAAGCGGTGATGCCTCTGTCCAAGCTGGCCCAGCTGCTGGATCAGTGGCCGAAACCCGGCCCCAATGGCCGGGGCGGCGCCGCCGGGGGCGAGAATATCACCTTTGCCCCGGTGTTCCAGTTCTACGGCGGCACCCCCACCCGGGAGGAAGCCCAGGAGGCCGGCCGGATCAGCTTTGCCGAGTTCAAGCGGCTCTATAAGCAGATGAAAGCCGAGGAGCGCCGGAAGAACTTCCGCACCGACCCGGATAAGGAGGGGATTTGATGGAAGCAACCTACACCACCCGGGCAGGGGACGCCTGGGATCTCATCGCCCACCGGGTCTACGGGGACGTGAAGTACACCGGCTGGCTGATGGAGCACAATTTCCCCCTGCTGGATGTGTTTGTCTTTGACGCCGGGACGGTGCTGAACACCCCGCCCCTGCCGGCAGAGCAGACGGCCTCCAGCCTGCCCGCCTGGAGGACCCGATGAGGCCCCGGCGGGCAGAGGCCGCCCTGACCTGGAACGGGGCGGCGGTGACCACCGACATGATCGGCTCCAAGGGGGTAGTGACCTACACCGACCCCGCCGACGGCGAGTCGGACACCATCGACATCGAGATCAACGACCGGGACGCCCAGTGGGCGGGGGACTGGCTGCCCCAGAAGGGGGACACCCTCACCGCCCAGATCCTGATTTATGACTGGGATGCCGAGGGGGACGACCGCAGCTTCGACTGCGGCTCCTTCACCCTGGACGATTACAGTTTTTCGGGCTGGCCCAGGACCGGCACCATCTCGGGGGTGTCGGTGCCGGCAGACACCTCCTTCAAGGCCACCAGCCGCACCAAGACCTGGGAGAAAGCCACCCTCCAGGCCATCGGCCAGGAAATCGCGTCCCGGGCGGGGATCTCCCTGGTGTGGGACGTGGAGGGGGGCGACGTGCCGATTGAGACGGTGGAGCAGACCGAGCAGAACGATTGCGATTTTTACACCCAGCTCTGCGGGACCTACGGCCTCTGTCTGAAACTCTACGCCTGGAAGCTGGTGGTGTACGACCGGGAGGCCTGCAAGGCCAAAGAGCCGGTGGACACCATCCGCAGGGAGGACATCCAGGACTGGAACTGGCACACCAAGCTGGAGGGCACCTACACCGGCGGCGAGTACACCTACACCGAGCCCAACTCGGAGGAGGAGATCAAGGCCACGGTGGGGGAAGGCCCCCGCATCCTGAAGGAATCGGGCAAGGCGGACAACGCCGCCGACGCCCAGCGGAAAATCACCGCCCTGGTGAACAAGGCCAACCACGGCGCCACCACCCTGACGGTGACCATTCAGGGCCGGCCGGGGCTGGTGGCCACCCAGTGCGTGACGGTGGAGGGGATGGGCGGCGCCATCAACGGCAAGTACTACATCGACAGCGCCGCCAGCCATATCGGCAGCGGCTACACCATGGAGCTGGAGCTGTCCAAAGTGGAAGGAGGCAGCCTGTGAGCGCAGAAATCCGTGTGGGCAAGGTGTCCAGCATCGACTACCCCAGCGGGATGGTCCGGGTGACCTATCCCGACATGGACGACGACGTCACTCGGCTGATCCCGCTGTTTTCATCGGAATACGCCATGCCCCCGGTGGGGGCGCTGGTGGCGGTGGTGCATCTGTCCAACGGCGCCGAGGCCGGGGTGGTGCTTGGCCGGCCCTGGTCGGCCAAGCTGACGCCCCCGGAAGGCTTCGAGGGCCTCTACCGCAAGGACTTCGACCTGACCCCGGGCCAGTGCTATTTCCGCTACGATGCCGCGGGCCCGGAAAGTCTCTTTCACAATGAGGGGGACAGCGCAGTGGAAATCCAGGGCAGCCAGGACACCCGGATCAAGGGAGACCGCACCGAAACCATCGAGGGCAGCACAGACACCACCGTCAAGGGAAACTGCTCCGAGACAGTCCAGGGCAGCCAGACCACCGCCATCCAGGGGGATGCCCAGATCACCGTCTCAGGGAAGCTGACCCTCCAGGTGGGAGGCTGTACCGTCCAGATCGACGGCAGCAGCGTGTCTGTGACCGCCGCCAGCGCGGTGCGCCTGAACGCCCCCACCCTCAGCCTGGAGGGCACCACGGTGCAGATCAATGGCGCCACGGTGAACATCATCGGCGGGGCGGGGGACTGCGCCATCATGGGCAAGAGCCTGGTGACCCACACCCACACCTCCACCGCACCGGGCAGCCCCACCACGCCGCCGCTTTGATGGGAGGGATGCAGCATGATCGGGACACTGGGTCCCGCTTTGATTTTTACGGTGAGCGATGACTATGTTTTGACCTTTGCCGGGATGACCCGGGACGTATCGGGCCGGTGGGCCACCCATGAGACCCCCGGTGTCAAGCCCCGGGCCGAGTTTTTGGGCCCTGGGCTGCAATCCGTCAGCCTGCCCATCACCCTGTCCGCGAGCCTGGGGGTGAAACCCCGGCTGATGCTGGAACGGGTGGAACAGATGGTGGAGACCGGCGACAGCGAGTATTTAATCCTGGGCTACCGGCCGGTGGGGAAGAACCGCTTCCGGGTCACCGCTTCCAGCGAGACCTGGGATGTGATCTACAACCAGGGGGAGCTGGCCCGGGCCAAACTCACCCTCACACTGGAGGAGTACGCCTGATGTACGATTTCAAGCTGGAATACACCTTTTCCGACGACAGCCTGGCCGACATCGACCGGCAGCTGAATCTGCTGCTGACCACCCGGGCGGGCACCATGCCCCTGGACCGGGATTTCGGCCTTACCATGGACTACCTGGACCGGCCCGCCGCAGTGGCCAAAAGCCTGTATGTGGCCGAGCTGGTGGAAAAGGTGGGCACCTTCCTCCCGGCCATCCGGGTGCGGGAGGTCAAATGGCAGGCCGGCGCCGACGGCCGCGTCCTGGCAAAGGTGGTGATTGATCGTGCCTGACTGGAAAACAGCCCTGGCCAGCACGCCGGACATCTCCTTCATCGACGGCCGGACCATCGAGGACGTCCGGTCCGAGATGGTGGCCGACTATGAGGCCTTTATGACCCAGGCCGAGGGCAAACCCTACACCCTGGGCCGGGCGGCGCCCCACCGGATGGAGCTGTATGCCGCCGCGGCCCAGATCTACCAGGCCATGCAGTACATCGACCGGGGCGGCAAGGTGAACCTTTTGAAATACAGCTACGGCGGCTTTCTGGATAACCTGGCCCTCATCAAGGGCCCCACCCGGAACCCTGCCGCCGCAGCCTCCACCACCGTGCGGTTTACGTTGTCGGCTTTGCGGGTGTCGGCGGTGTCCATCCCGGCGGGGACGCGGGTGTCCATGGACGGCAGCGTCTACTTCGCCACCGACGTCTACACCGAGATCCCCGCCGGCAGCCTGACGGCGGACGTCACCGCCACCTGTACCACCCCCGGCGCCGCCGGCAACGGCTACCAGCCGGGGGAGCTGGCCACCCTGGTGGACCCGGTGCCCTATGTGGCCAGCGTCCAGAACGTCACCCCCACCGCCGGGGGCACCGACGCCGAGAGCGACGACGACTACAAGGAGCGGATCTACCTGGCCCCCGGGGCCTACTCCACCGCCGGCCCCGAGGACGCCTACCGCTACCACGCCATGAGCTATTCGGCAGCGGTGGGGGACGTGGAGACCGAGAGTTACCAGGCCGCCGGCACGGTGGATCTGGTGTTTGTTTTGACCGACGGCTCCGACCCGGGCCCCGAGATGATCCAGGGGATGCTGGATCATCTGTCCGCCCGGCTGCGCCGCCCCATGACCGACCTGGTGCGGGTGTCGGCGCCCCAGAAGGTGGCCTACACCATTGAGGTCACCTACTGGATCAACCGCAGCCAGGCCGCCCAGGCGGTGGCCATCCAACAGGCGGTGAGCCAGGCGGTGGAGGAGTACAAGACCTGGCAGCGGACCATCGGCCGGGACATCAACCCCTCCAAGCTCCACGAGATGATGATGGCCGCCGGGGCCAAGCGGCTGGAGATCGCCGCCCCGGTCTACACGGCGGTGAGCAAGATCAAGATCGCGGCGCTGACGGGTGACGCCGTGGTCCGGTACGGAGGGCTGGAAGATGATTGAGCTGAAAGGCAGCCGGTTCACCCGGATCCTGCCCAATAACCTGGCCGGCCAGACCCGGACCCAGGCCCTGGCCTACGCCGTGGGCCGCCAGGTGGACAAGCTCCTGGCCATGGCCGACCGGATGGTGATCTGGGCCGACCTGGACCGGGTGCCGGAGCAGCTGCTGGATTATCTGGCCGCCGAGCTGCGGACCCCGGCCTACAGCGCAGACTACCCGGTGGAGACAAAGCGCACCCTGGTGCGCCAGTCCCTGCTGTTCTATGCCGCCATGGGCACCCCCGGGGCAGTGGATCAGCTGATCCAGGCCATCTTCTCCACCGGTCAGATGGAGGAATGGTGTGAGTACGGGGGCGAGCCCCACCACTTCCGGGCCACCATCGGGGCGGGCGGCATCACCATCGGCCCCGAATCCCTGGAGGAGCTGCGCCGGGTGCTGGCCTCGGTGAAACGGCTGTCCTCCTGGCTGGACAGCATCGCCACCATCACCCCTGTGGAGAGCCGCCCGGTCCGGGCGGCATCTGCCCTCTGCGGCACCATCTCGAGAACCACACTTCCACCCATTGAGGAGGGACAACATGCCTGATCTTTATGGTTTTACCCCCACCACCGCCGGCCTGGAGCTGATGGCCAGCCTGCTGGCCGGCCAGACCCTCACCATCACCCGGGCCATGGTGGGCAGCGGCAAGCCCGACAGCCTGGAAGCCATGGCCGGCCTCACCGACCTGGTGGCCCCGGTAGCACGGGCCACCTCCACCGAACCCATCCGCACCGATGACGCCGTCACTTTGACGGTGGAATACCGGTCGGACCTGAACGGCGGGCTCCAGGAGGGCTTTTACATCAACGAATACGGCATCTTTGCCAAGACGGCCGACAGCGCCGAAACCCTGATTTTCTACGGCTGCCTGGGGGATCACCCCCAGTGGGTTTCTCCCTACAGCCCCGGCGTGGCCCCGGATGTCCGGGACTTTCCCGCCACCATCCGGATCAGCAGCGAGGTGCAGGTCCGGATCGACTACCACGCCGACGCCTTCATCACCGCCGAGGAGGCCGCCGACCTGCTGCGCAGCATGGTGGAGAAGTCCGGCGGCGGCTTTTTCCTGATGACCGAGGAAATCCCGGTGGCCCAGCGCAGGCCTAATAGTATGTACAGCTTCGAGCGCAGCGTAGACGGCGGCGGCTGGACTGTTTTTGCCACGACCAGCGCCCTGACCCGGACCGATCCCATCGACGACAGCTGGACCACCGTGGCCTATCGGGCAAAGGCAACCGACAATCTGGGGCTTTCCGGCCCCTATGCCACCAGCCAGACCTACACCGTAGTGCACAATTTGCCTCCCACCGCCCCCGGCTCCATTGCGGTCACCGGCGTGGTGCGCGGCGAAAATGCCGCCATCACCCTGACGGCGGCCACTGACCCGGACGGCACGGTGGCCAGCTACATTTTTGAGCGCCAGGTGGACGGCGGCGCATGGCAGCAGGTGGCCCAGGTCAACAGCCTGACCCAGACCGACACAGTGGGTGAGGACTGGGGCACCGTGGCCTACCGGGCCTGCGCCGTGGATGATCTGGGCCTGGCCGGCCCCTGCATCACCGGTGAGACCTATACCGTAAACAGCGGCTGGGTGACCATCGGCGGCCCTGCCGAGGACATGGGCAGCCAGCCCCGGCGCTTTGATTTTGCCTTCTCGGTGTCGGTGTCCGGGGTGGCCAGCGTGGACGCCATCACCGTGTCTGTGGCCCGGGATGGGACCCGGATCTACAGCGGCACCCCCAGCGCCGGGGCCAAGATCAGCGTCCCGGTGGACGCCCGCCTGCTGGGGGCCGGGGAACACGTCATCGAGGTGCAGGCCAGCAAGGACGACTACCTGCCGGCCTCCAGGCGCTACACCTTCACGGTGCCGGCGGTGACCATCCCGGACGGCGGATATGGTGCGATTTCCCAGGCCAGTGACGGCAAAACCATGTTCTACACCACCCTGGCCCAGCGGTGCATCGGCACCGACGGGGTGGACATCCAGGCCCAGGTGGACGCCCTGACCGCCCGGGTCAAGACTTTGGAGGGCTGATATGTACATTCTGAACAAGACCAAAAGTGAGGCCGGCCAGTACCCGGCTTTGGAAACCTGGCCCGGCCTCACTGCCCCGGCGGGGTATTACTGGTGGCCGGACAGCCTGGACCGCACCACCTTTGACCAGTACCAGGGCTTTGTGGAGCTGGAAGTGGCCCGGGGCACCGTTGTCAGCTGTACCCCCAACCAGCCGGCCTTCGAGGCCTGGCAGGCGGCCCGGCTGGCCGCCCGGAAGGTGGAGCGGATCGCCGAGAGCAACAGTCTGCTGGATGCCTATCTGCTGGCCCACCCTTTGCAGTGGACCGACGGCAACTACTACACCATCACCAAAACCAAACAGCAGCAGCTGACCAGCAAGCTGTTCAGTGCAACAATGGCCGCCCAGCTGGGCCAGCCTTACGACCTGACCTGGAACACCACCACCAAAAAGTGCATCCCCTGGACCCTGGAGAACCTGACAGCCCTGGCCTTTGCCATCGACAAGCGGGTCACCGGCCTTGTGTCCTACCAACAGGACCAGGAGACGGCCATGCGGGAAGCGACCACCCTGGAAGAGCTGGAGGCCATCCCGGTGGACTATGATTCGGTCCCGCTGCCGGGAGGTGAGACGGCGTGAAGGGGATCGCAAAAGAAACAGCCCTCGCAGTGTGCGGGGGCTGTCTGTATGTGATGCTGGAGCTGCTGTGGCGGGGCCGCAGCCACTGGACCATGTTCCTCCTGGGCGGGCTGTGCTTTGTCCTGATCGGGGCAATCAATGAGGTGATCCCCTGGGAGATGCCCCTAGTGCTCCAGGGGGTGATGGGCTCGGGGTGCATCGTCACGCCCCTGGAATTTTTGACGGGGTGCATCGTCAACCTGTGGCTGGGCTGGGGCGTCTGGGATTATTCCGGCCTGCCCTGCAATCTGCTGGGACAAATCTGCCTGCCGTTTTCGTTGCTCTGGGTGGTGGTGGCCATGGCGGCCGCCGTCCTGGATGACTGGCTGCGGTGGCGCTGGTTTGGTGAAGAGCAGCCGCATTATACATTGTTTAGATGGGGGAAAGGGGAAAGACCATGAAAGACGTCATCGACGTAAGCCGCTACCAGGGGAACATTGACTGGGACAAGCTGGCGGGGAAGATCGGCGGCGCCATGCTGAAAACGGTGAGCACCAACAAGAGTTTCGGCGGCATCTACATTGACCCCATGTTTGAGACCAATTATGCCGCCTGCCGGCGGCTGGGCATCCCGGTGGGCGTCTACTATTACACCTACGCCCAGGACGCCGCCATCGTCCAGGCCGAGCTGGCCAAGCTCCATGAAGCCCTGGCCGGGAAAATCCTGACCCTGCCGGCGGCGGTGGACGTGGAGGACAACAAGCTGAAAGCCCTCTCTGCCGATGCCCTCACCGATCTGGTGATCGCCGCAGCGGACGCCATCGAGAGCTGGGGCCTGTATGCCATGGTGTACACCTACACCTATTACAGCCAGACCGAACTGAACATGGACCGCCTGGCGGCCTATGATCTCTGGATCGCTGATTACCGCAGCAAGGGCCCCACCCGGAAGCACGGGATGTGGCAGTACACCAGCACGGGGCATCTGGACGGCATCGCCGGCAACGTGGACATCTCCCATGCCTATAAGGACTACCCGACCATCATCGCCCGTGCCGGCCTGACCCAGCTGCGGGGGTGATGCCGGTGGAACAGATCATCCTGTCCGCGCTGCCCGGCATCCTGTCCGGCATGGTGGTGGCCGTGGTGAGCGCCGTGTTCGGTGCCGCGGTGGGCTACGCCATCGGCCACTTCCGCCGGGAGGGGAAAAAGAGCAAAGCCCTGGAAAACGGCGTCAAGGGTCTGCTGCGGGCCAAGATCCTGGATCTGGGCCTCCACTACATCGACGAGGGCACCATCCCGCCCTACGGCCTGGAGACCCTGCGCAGCTGCTATGACCCCTACATGGCCCTGGGGGACGGGGACCCGTCCGTCACCCACGTTGTCCACAAATGCGAAAGCCTGCCGGTGCGCACCGGCAGCGAAGAATGAGCCTTTGAGTGAAAGGAGCACACCATGAACATTTCCGTCGGTACTATCGCCCGCACCGCCTGCCTGGCCCTGGCCCTTACCAACCAGATCCTGTCGGCAGCCGGCAAGCCGGTCCTTCCCATCGAGGACAGCCAGCTGGAGAGCCTGGTCACCACCGGCCTGACGGTGGCCGCCTCCCTGGCCGCCTGGTGGAAGAACAACAGCTTCACCCCGGCGGCCATTAAGGCGGATGCTAATCTGAAGGTATACCGCAGCGTCAGCAAGTAACCATCCGCGCCCGGCGGTGCCAGCCTCCCGCCGACCGATGATTTTCCCCGTCTCGAATCATTTTCGTGGTGTCACGAATTTGATCGAGGCGGGGATTTTTGTTTTGCAGCGATGAAAAAGCCCCCGCCGGGCCAGGGGGATACCTGGGGGCGGGGGCTGGTTTTATGCAGCCAAAAGGAAACGCATTCCGTTCTAGCTTTTATCATTGAGGTCGGTTAAGCTGCAACACTGTACTCTTTCCAAGGGATTCTGTAGGGGGCAATGTTTGAAAGAAATCTCACAATATCGCTGCGGCCCCAGTATTTCATTCTTCCTTTTGAGAGTTGTGCAGCTAAGATAATAGGAACAGGCCCAAAAACTTGATGACCAAACTGTTCCATGTTGTCACGGTCTGTGACGGATTCCAGTGTGGAGAGCTTCACAACAATGATTGCAAAAGTCACGCCCTGTTCTTTGATTAAAGCACCTTGAAATTTCATTTACTTTCCTCCTTTGTGCTTGGTCTTGTCCACCAAAATGAACTGAGTTGCCCCGGAAGCGGTAGGAGGAACTCTGTTTCCTTCGACAAATGTGTACTCATGTTGACTGCCTTTTGGACGATACTGCCCGGAAACAGGAACAGTCTCGCCGGTTTTTACAATTTTACTCATAGGATTTTTCCTTTCTAATATTATATTTCAAAGAAAAAATGCCCGTTCTAAACCTTTCCGTCAACAAAATGGGTATTGCATATGTCTCGCAAAACTGATACAATGAAAATGCTACTTAACAGAGTATGTTCTGCACATGCTTTTGTTGACACGGGGCACCACCTTTCACATGAGACTTGTGTCAGGTGGTGTCTTTTCATTTTTCTCTGATAGCGAAGTTAAGTGTTATCCGCGGATAACGTTGAGCAGGTCGTAATAGAAAAAGGTTCGATTACGCATTTTGCCATCTGTATAGAGAATCCTCTCCTGTGTTAAGATGTTCAGGTATCTTGTTGCCGTGGCAGAGGGGATGCCGGTATGGTTGGTCACAATAGCGGTTGTGATGACAGGGTACTGGTACAGCAGATTGATCAAGTCAACAACTTTGTTAGTCCGAATTAACTCTTTCGCTCTTGCCAGATCAGTTTCATACAACTGGTTGATTTGATCGACCATCTGGATGTATTTGCTGCACTGCTGTTCCACCGTACGCAGAAAGAAGTCGATCCAGGATCCCCAGTCATTTTTTGCGCGGATCCCATTCAGCAGATCATAATACTTGAATTTATCACGTTCAAGCGCTTCACTGATAAAAAAGCAGGGAAGAGAAATCTGGTTTTGCTTATAGAGGTACAGAGGGATCAAAATCCGCCCCACGCGGCCATTGCCGTCCATAAAAGGGTGGATGGTTTCAAACTGGGCGTGGATGATCGCAGTCCGCACCAGCGGCCGGAGATTATCCTGGGGAGAATTCAAGTACGCGACGAAGTTATCCATCAGCGGCAAAACTTTGTCCGGTATGGGGGGAACATAGGAAATGGTCCTCCCATGGCCGATGTAGTTTTGCTCCGTTCGGAAACTGCCTGGAATTGTAGCTTTGTTTCTGCGGACATTGCCTTTCAGTAAATCCTTGTGCAAAGACTGAATGAATTCGATGGAGAACTCATTTCCCTTTAGATACCGGTAGCCATTTCTTGCAGCCAGCAAGTAATTCCGGACTTCCAGAAGGTTCTTATCACTGTCGCTAGGATTCACTTGATCCACCAAGACGCCATCGAGCGTGGCCTGTGTTCCCTCCAAAAGGGAAGATGCCAGAGCCTCCTTTTGCTGCAGGGTCGGCAGGAACCAGCTCCGATCGAGTTTGCTGCTGTCCAGTTTGGCTTTATAAACTTCCAAACGAGCAGTTGCATCGATCAGAGATTCCGTAAAAATTGCAGGGTTTAGTTCTTCAGCACCGATGGGAAGAGTCCTGGCCTCAAAAGCGTTCATTAAATCACCCTCCTGTACCATAATATAGCACCGTTAGAATCAAAAGTCAATAGATTTGATTCTTAAATCGGTAAAAATTTGTGGTTTGAATCAATTTTGGACGTTTCATGCTTGATTCTAGACGGGACAGCCGAGGATTCAAGTATCAAATCTGTCTTTGCAAATGCAAAAGCTTCTCATTAAGACGGTTTAAGATTGGCTTTTATCTGGATTTAGGTGAAGTATAGGAAAGGACTTGACAATAAAGAACAACAAAACGTCCCCGCTCTGCCTTCTCCGCAGTGCAGGGGGCTAATTTGAAACTGTGTTATAAAGTGTGTTACCAAACAGGAAAACCGCCCGGGAAACCAAGTTCCCGAGCGGTTTTTTCATGGTGGAGGCGATGGGAGTCGAAGGATTTTCTCGGAAAGAAATAGCGAAAAACTGATTTGATATCGCTAAATTTAACACTTGAAATGTGAGCCCAAGCCGGTGGAAACCCACAAAATGCACCCAGAAAAAGAGGAAGTGTGGTCAAAAGTGTGGTCTTCCTTCACCGGCTTTTTGTTTCGGCAAATTTAAGACTGCCCCCAGCTTGTAAATACCAAATTCAGGAAATTAGACCGTTTTGGAGTGGGAAATGCGGTAAAACCAAGCGCCGCCGTTCCTGTAAGTCAAGAAAAGTTGTTGTGATATTTCACAAAACAGTGAGTGCCTATTCATCAAATTGCACTATGTACAGTTGTCGTTTTTTTAGCTGATGGAAGGGGAGGCCTCTATGACTGACTATTTTTACGGCGGACAAGCCGATCTTTTTTCCTTCTACCGATTGCCCAAAGCCCTCTTTGTGGACCCCAGATTCCGTGGGATCTCGGCGGAGGCCAAGATTCTGTACGGCCTGCTGCTGGACCGGATGGGGCTTTCGACCAAGAATGGCTGGCTGGATGATGCTGGCCGAGTGTACATCATCTTCACAATGGAGGAAATCATGAGCTCCCTTTACTGTGCCGATAATAAGGCTACCAAACTGATGAAAGAATTGGAAGGCTGCGGACTGATCGAACGGAAGCGCCGCGGTCTTGGAAAACCGAATCTGATCTATGTGAAAAACTTTGCTTCTGATCCGTCAGAACCACGAGACCAGAATCGTGAAAACAACGATTCAAGAGCCGTGAAAACCGCGACTCCAGAGCCGTTAAAATCACGAGGAATTAAGAATAATCAGAATAATACTGACTTGAGTGATACTGATCCCTTCTTTTCCGGCGAAACCGCCGGAACGGAAGCAGAAGGGAAAGACGACCGCGCTCTGTATCAGGATTATTTTTCAGATCAGATCAACCTGGATTCTGTGATTGCATCCAATCCTGACGATGAAGATATGCTACGAGAGATGCAGGAGCTGCTGGTGGATACAGCGTGCAGCCATCGGAAGATGATCCGTATCGCAGGAGATGATAAACCGACAGAAGTGGTTCGAGGCCAGCTGATGAAATTGAACAGCGACCATATCCGGTTTGTTCTCTCGTGCATGAAAGAGAACACCACGCAGGTGCGGAATATGCGGCAGTATCTGCTTGCATCGCTGTATAACGCACCCATGACCATGCACAGTTCCTATGCGGCACGAGTGCAGCATGATTTGAATGCAAAGTAACCGGCACCCGCCGGAGCGGAAGGGGGGAACAATCGTATGACCCAAAAAGCAACCGTGATTGCCGTGGTCAATCAGAAGGGAGGAACAGGTAAGACCACGACCTGCGAAAATCTGGGGATCGGCCTTGCCATGGAGGGCAAAAAGGTGCTGGTGGTGGACGTAGACCCACAAAGTTCGCTTACCATCAGCATGGGCTGGCCCAGGCCCGATGAACTGGACACAACTCTTGCTACCCTCATGGGCAAAGTGTTGGAGGATAAGCCCATTCTGCCGGGAGAGGGCGTATTGCACCATGCAGAAGGTGTGGACCTGATCCCGTCCAGCATCGAGCTGGCCGGGATGGAAGTGGGGCTTGTGAATGCCATGAGCAGGGAGAAGATCTTGAAACAGGTGCTGGATGTCAACAAGCGATCCTATGACTTCATCCTTTTGGACTGTACGCCCAGTCTGGGAATGCTGACGATCAATTCTCTGGCCGCAGCAGATAGTGCCCTAATCCCAGTGCAGGCACAATATCTGCCCGCCAAGGGTCTGGAGCAGCTGCTGCAAACGATCAACAAGGTGCGGCGACAGATCAACCCGCGATTGCGGATTGAGGGTATCCTGATGACCATGACCGACAGCCGGACCAATTACGGAAAGGAGATCGACGCACTGATTCGGCAGGCTTATGGCAGCAAAATCAAGGTTTTTGAACAGGGAATACCCCGGTCGGTGCGGGCAGCGGAAACCAGTGCCGAGGGCAAAAGCATCTTTGCCCATGACCCCAAAGGAAAGGTGGCGGAAGCCTACCGGACATTGACGAGGGAGGTGGTGCATAGTGCCGAAAAACGGCGCAAACATCAGCTTGAGCAGTTACGATGACATTTTCACGACCGAAGAAAGCCGCCAGACCGAGCAGATTCAGCAAATCCCCATCTCGGAGCTGCATCCCTTCAAAGACCACCCCTTCAAGGTGCTGGACGATGAGGCTATGCAGCGGACCGTGGAAAGTGTGGCTCAGTTTGGCGTGTTGGCCCCGCTGGTTGTCCGACCGCGGGAGGAAGGAGGTTATGAGATTATTTCGGGCCACCGGCGGCAGCACGCCGCCGAGCTGGCAGGGCTGAAAACCTTGCCGGTGATTGTCCGCAACATGGACGATGACCAGGCGGTGATTCACATGGTGGACAGCAATTTGCAGCGCGAGAGCATCCTGCCCAGTGAGCGGGCATTCGCCTACAAAATGAAGCTGGAAGCTATGAAAAGAACGGCAGGACGTCCTTCTAAAAATGTGTCCCAAATTGGGACACAAAAACGGTCAGACCAGATTATGGCCGAAGAAATGGGTGAAAGCCGTAACCAAATCCAGCGTTTCATCCGCCTTACCAACCTGATCCCGGAACTTCTGGAACTGGTAGACCAAAAGAAAATATCCTTCAATCCCGCTGTGGAGCTGTCGTATCTGACAACCTCCGAACAGCGGGATTTTTTTGAGGCCATGCAGGACACCCAGTCCGCTCCCTCTCTGTCCCAGGCTCAGCGAATCAAGAAACTGAGCCAGGCAGGCAAGTGCAGCTATGATGCCATCTTCGACATCATGGGAGAGGAGAAAAAGGCGGAAATGGACCGCGTGACCATCAAGAACGACGTGCTGCGCAAGTATTTCCCTAAGTCCTACACCCCGCGTCAGATGGAGGAAACCATCCTGAAGCTCCTGGAACAGTGGCAAAAGAAGCGTCAGCGCAGTCAGGAACGCTGACCGGCTGGCAAAACACACAAAACACAACACAAATATTTGGAGGTGCGCCTATGGCAACTAAGAAAACTACGTCCACCATCACCACCCGGCAGATTTATGATAAAGTCTGCGCCATGGAGAAAATGCTGAAGGAGTGTCTGGAAGTCCCGCCCCCGGCTGGCCCGGACCCCAAAAATCAGCCTTATTTGGCAGCAGCCGGTCCTGATCTGCCCCTGTCTGTCATCCGGCTGGATGATGCGCCGGCCTTCCTGCCCTGCTTTGACGAAACGGACCTGTTCTACGGGATGCAGGATATCCCCGTCATCATGAGCTACTGCCCGGAACAGGTTTTGCGGATCGGCGAGGAACACTACCTGACCGGCCCCATGATCTTTTTCCGCATGGATGATGAGGGCAGCATCGTATCCCTCACGGTGGATGACCTGTACAAGCTGGCCGAGTTCCTGGAGGAACACACTGTTATCCTGATGACTGGCCCGGAAAGCTTTGTAGGCGTCCGGCTGGACTGACCATGTGGATGGGATTGGCTCTTTTTGCGGCAGGAACCTGGTTTGGGTTCCTGATCGCGGCTCTGCTGCAGGCCGGAAAGGTTGGTGATGATTATGCAGGAAGAAATCGAAAACAAAACAGTCAACCTGGCCATCAGCACAACCAAGCTGACGGCGCGGACCTTCGTCAATGTAGGTAAAGCTTTGCTGCGGGCCCGCCAAAATCCCCGTGGGAAGCAGAGTGTCAAGAAACTGGTAGGTCAGAACAGGGGTGTAACAAACGTCGAGATCGAAAAGACCGCGATTCGGGGATTTGAGCGCTATGCCCGAAAATACGGCATCGACTTTGCCATCACCAAGGATAAGTCGGCCATTCCCCCCAGGTATATGATCTTCTTCAAAGCTCAGGACAAAGATGCTCTGACTGCTGCCTTCCAGGAGTATTCCGCATCCGCCATCAAGAAAAGGAGCCAAAAGCCCTCTGTGCTGAATCAGCTCCATGACTTGATTCAGCAGGTGGCAGAACTTCCCGGCAAGGTACGAGAGAAAAGACAGGAGCATGGTGACCGATGA